ACACCAGCCTTGTAAACTGGAAACTGTTTTTTGCAATTACTGCATTCAGTAACTGCTAAAGGTAAACGACCACCATCACCAGCTTGTAGAATCATAGGTATATCTAAGCAAAAAAACTCATACATTGCCCTAACATACTTTTGCCTTGGCATGGTTTTTCGGTTAAACCACTTACCTACCGTGATTTCATTAACGCCAAGATGGCTTGATATTTCACGTAAGCTCACATTTTTCTGAGCTCTCGCTTCACTCAATTCTTGTATTGGATCAATTGAAGGGCAAGAAACCTGTTCTGACGCCCTCTTGTTTTCCAAGTATCTATCGTGGTGGCAAGCACGACACCAATTAGACAACCCGCTTTTTCCACCAGACTTAGGAAAAGCAGAAATGTCTTTCTCTAAATCGCATTTTGTGCATCTTTTCATATGGACTCTCTCACAAGATAAATATACTCATATTTTATCATGTGAGATAATGGATTCACACCTTGAATATCTTATTTGATCCGTTATCCCAGGTGACAATAATATCACCACCGTTTGGCGTAATCGGCAAACCTGTTGCTGTATCAATATAGGCGATCAACGGGCTTGTCGCTTCCACGCCTGTATCCGCATAAATGATGATTGATTCAATCGATGCCCCTGTAACCGATGTAAAAGTACAATCTGCCGCGTCTGCAGCACCGCCTGTAGTCGCCTTAGATGTGAGCGTGACCGGTCCTGCAATACGTGCCGATGTAGGAATATCCGATAAGTATTGGTGAACACTTGTTTGCGGTGTGTATGCACCGTTATCCACCAGGATCACTTTAATTGTGTCCGTCATCCAGTTAATCTGTTCTTCTAAAAAACGCTGACGTGCAAAGTCATATAGTGTGTTTGCCATGTGCTTGAGTCTCCGTAGCTGAATCGGAAGCACTCATGCGCTCATGTTTAATTTCAATGTGATTATCTGCTTCAACACAAATTCGAGCCAATTGTCCTGATTTTTTGATCAATTGAACTTTGGCACCGCCAATGTAAAGCGTATCTTCGGTCTTTAAATCAATTGTACGTTTGCCCATCTTTGTGCATGATTAAATAAAATAAGTAAGATCATTATGTAAAAAACCCCTGAAAAGCTTTAGCCTTACAGGGGTGCTTATGTCACAAGCAAGTCATGGCATGAATGGAATAACGTTATGCGGTATATCCTCACGAGTAATGCGTCGCAAATCACTATCAGGACGAATACCGAAATAATCTGTAAATTCCTGCTCTGCTAATGCTGACCGATTTGGATCAAAGAATTCTGCATCTGGTACCTTAAACGCTTGGTGTAGAACCCACTGAATCAATTGAACATGGTGAATTTGGTTAATTTCTGGAATATCAGTATCACTTTCCATTGGTGACAATGGCACACGATAGCCTTCCAATTGTAATTCACCGCCTACATCAGGAATTGGAACAAGACGAATACCTGTATCATCCTGAATAATGTGTTCAGGTTTACCCTGTTTCACTCGCCAATTCTCACCATCATAATAATGATCGAGTAATTCAGCTGACATTAAAGTCAAGTATTGCCCTTTTGTTCCATCACTCGGCTGGAACCACACTCGAGTCAATTCGTATAACGATTCATGTAACTGATAACGAGATGAACCAATCAATATATTAATCTTACAAACATCATTGTTTTGGGATTCATGCAATAAACGACCACGGATACACGCTTCACTTACGGCATCATTAAGCCAATCAATGACACTGGCATCATCAATAAAATATGGTTCTACTTTATCGTTGGCCAGTGTACGAAAACGGCTGATCAGGTCATTTAACTGCATTACACAACCCCATATTGATGAATCATTTGAGTAACTGATTCTTTTAATTCATCAAGATTTTTTTGTGGGCTAAGTTTCTGCTCATACTTTTCTAAAGCATATTGAACCAAGCCAGCCTTTGTCATTTTTCCAATCGTTTCAATTTCATCAAGAATTTTATTTTCTTTATCAATTTCTTCTTGCTGTTTTTCTTTAGAGCGATTGAGAATACTTGACGTATCATCATCTAAGCCTTGCTCAGTAGATTCACCAGAAATGGATTCAGGCTCACCCTCATAACGAGTAAACTCAGGATGTTTTAAAAACTTGGTTGCCAAATCACTTGGAATTGATCGCACTTGACCTTGTTCAAAGGTTAAAGCTGATTCGTATAAGTGGTCGGTATATAGAGATTTATTTCCAATATACTGAATTGATACACCAGCAGATTTTTGAACAACATTGGTTGGGGTGATTGTCGCTGTATTAATTGCGACATTCTTTTGATGCTCAACCTTTTGGCGTAGATTCACAACTTCCGCACTCAATGCCAAGTAATCTTCAGGATCAGGCAAGTGCTTAACCAAATGCACCGTTGTACGGAATAAATAATCCTTTGCCTTTTGTTCATCTGGTAATTCTTCATAAGGTAAAAAACATGGATGTTCTTTTTTCTCCATATCTTTTACTTCACCATACTTCCAGCCCTCAGCTTCTTTGACCTTATACCAAGACTCGTGAGACTGTTCAGGTGTGGCATCAGGATTTGCCAAATGCATTTCAACGCCAGCAATCAAACTTTGTTTATGTGATTCTGGTGTGTCATCCCAAGTAGGTTGACTATCATCACCCATTGATTGGCAATATGCAGCATTAATTGCATGACACATCATCGCTATTGCAATCGTTTTCATCTTATCACCGTAATAAGTTAAAAAATAAAAAGAATGGTGTAGGTCTGTCTAAAACCTACACCATCAAAACATTAACGAGGACCTGTCAATTCACCGCTGACAATAACCTTGATGTCGCTTGCCTTGGCATTCGCTGCACCACCAGTGGTTAAAATCAATCGTGCAGCCTTAGGCAAGGTTACCAATTTACCTGTATTAGCACGTAATCGACCTGCCGTTGCAAGATCACCAGCATTGATAAAATATGCTGCATCTTGTGGTACTTCTGTACTATCACCATCAACATATTTAAAGCCAAGTGAACCTGTAACGGTGGCTGTCATACCTGTTTTAATCAGGATTTGAGCATCATCAAGGCGCATACCTTCTGGTAGTTCACCTAAATCAATAACATCACCACTTGCTACTGCAGCAGTTGTATCTGAATCAATTACAGCACCTGAAGCATTCGTGGCAAGAAAAAATGCTAACGCTGTAACATTGCCATATGGTGAGAATCCACCAAACTGACCATAACCACTAGGCTTCTTCTTAATTGTCGCCATTTTAAAAATCTCCAAGGATTAGAATAAGATGAGGTATGCCCATAACTGGACATACCCAAAACAATTACTGATTAGCACCAATGATTGGCACAGCGGTATCGACAACAGTTACACCATAGTCGGTAAATTCTGTACGCTCACCAGTATCAACAGCGAAACGGATTTTTGATGTACCACGAATGGCACCGATCAATAATTCCCATTTATCACCATGATCAAGGTCTTTTTCAGACCAGAAGAAAGGCACACCAGACTTATCACTTGCAGCCATTGCTTCCGCAATTGCTTGTCCACCCAAAATAATTGAACGGTCAACAGCGAAATTGCTACCAAAACTTGATGGTACGATTAAATCTGATTCAGCTTCACTGTCATACGAAGCACAATATTTAATTGTGTCACCTGCATAGAAACGAATCGGACGTGGCATTTTTCGGATAATAAATCCGTTCCATAAACCTACATCACCTAAGAAAAGCGGATGTTGTTTCGCCTGACTTGCACGCGCAAATGCAGATGATTGGAAAGAACGGAAACCTGGTTGGGCAGCAAATTTGTTGTACTGTGCTGGCGATACAAGCCATACACGTAATGGTGAATCTTCCGCAGCAACATCACCTTCAAACTTACAAATAGGTGGTGGTAAAGCAATTTGATCCAGAACAGTTTTCATTGAATCAACTGAATCCATTGTAAATAGATCAGTTGTTGCAATATCAAACTCACCTGCATTGCTTTTAACGCTCTGCACACCAGAACCATCAACAACATAGTGACGGTTTTTAGTTGGTGCTTTAACACGGTTTACCATGATTTCATTGAAGTTTTTGTGATTATCCTTAGGGATAACCCATTCAATGTTGTTATGAGAACCACGTGCACCAGCCATATGCACCAGTAATGACTGATCACAATAGCGATCCATCAAATTCTGAGCGACTGGACGACCAAGTTTGCGCAAATCAGCTGGGCTACGAATCTGTGACATCACGTTACCCAAATCAACAGGGAAACGAGCTTGGTTCACACGTAGGCGATCTTCATTCAAAGACATCCCCACACCACGACCTTCAGCATACGCACTACCCATAATTGGATATGCACCGACTGGATTTAGTAGGTGGAAAGTCACTTCATCACCACGCCCTTTTCCTAAGTCCTGAACACGAACAATAGGCATATGAGATGTGGTTTGTTTACGGAGAGTCGCTTCCGCACCTGCTTCGCCCTTAGGCATTTTCCCAGCCAATAGGTTCAAGGTGCTGTTACGATTCATGTGTGTAGCGAACAGACCTACCGCTTGGGTAACTAAATTGGTCTTATCGCCATAACTTGCGTTAGTTTTAGTAGTCATGTTTCAAATACTCTCATCACGTATGTTTAAACACGTCTATTGAGAAATTGTTCCACTTGGTCGGGTGTCCATCCTTGCATTTCCTCTGCAAGTTGCGCTGGCGACATTGCTGCCAAACGCTCATCACGAGAAACACCAGCAGGACTACCAGCAGGCAAATCACTCAGACTGTTCGGTGGTGGTGTTTGAGCCTGACTCACAGCTTTTTGCGCTACTGCCTTTACTGCATCATTGGCAGGTTGAGCAGCTTGTTGACCTGATTGGGTATTCGACTTATACAATCCTAGAAGTTCTACCACCTGAGCAGCTGAACCTTTATCCAAAACTGTTTCATACGCATCTTTCAGAAAACTTGGTTGTGCATTCTTCCAATCATTAAATTCTTTCGATTCAACAATAGATTCTGCATCTGGGTGTGCTGTAAAGATTTCGTTAAAATGGGCTTGCTCTACACTGACCTGCTGTTGTTGCTGAATTGGAGCTAAAGCAGTTTGTAATTGCTGTTGCACCAAAGTTGAAACCTGTGAATTAACAAGTTTCTGAATACCAGCAGCCAAATCTTTCTCGCTAAAATCCCCAAAGATTGCAGGGTCTACACCCTGATCAATCGCTTGTTGTGCGATATTTGCTTGGTTGTCCTGTGTAGTTGGAGCCTGTCCGTTATCTTTACGTTCCTGTGCATCAGCTTGAAGTTGTGCCAACTGTTGTTGAGCTTCATCAAACTTTTGCTTCCATTCCTTTTCACCGTTACGTGCTTCCACTAACTTGTCATAGGGAATGGTGTGTTTTCTGTCTTTAGCTAAGATCACAGCATTTTCAGCATTTAACTGGCTTTCATCGACCTGTTGTTGCTGTTGTGCTTGTTGTGTATCAGCTCTTGCGGAGCTATGCTCCTCATGCGTACCGTCTTGACCTTCAACTTTTGGGGTATTTTCTTCTGTAACTTGGGTAGTTGCTGGCTGACTACCATTTTCCGCATTTGCGGTATCGCCATTTAACGCTTGCTCTAAAAGCTGCGCTGCAAGTTCAGGTGATGCTTTACCACCGTTAGCTTCAATCAACTCATTTTGTTGCTCTGTAATATCCATGTCTGTCCTATCACTTATCGCTGTGACCGCAAAGGCGAATGGCTAGAGTTATCTAGCGTTTAGCTGTTGATTGCTCAACATGAGACAAGTGTCTAGGATTTATATATGATGTCGTTAGCCTTACAGGGGGTATAAAAAAACCACCCGAAGGTGGCTTAGATTAAATCAAGCTATTTAGAATGTTGTTGGCTGTGCCACAGAACGCACCAAATACATGAGTCCTGTTTGAAATTCTGTCTTAGCCATAGCTGCAAAACGTTCTGGAGTTGCATCGTTGAGTCGATCATAAGTTTCTTGGTCAGTTATCTCTTGAAACTGTTCGATGATGCAACAGCTATCACGCTGCTTTTTAATATGCGCTTGAACCTTAATGATCATCGCTTCAATTTGTGGTCCAAGTTCTTTGATCTCATTCATCAATGCGATTTCTTCTGTATTAAGTTCACGATAACCAGTAATTTTACGGTGTTGGTTTTCCATCCTTATTACTCCAAAATCAACCAATCATTTGCGAATAGATCACCTGTAGATGGTGTCCAACCCATAGCCAAAGTGTCTTGTACGGTCTTTAATGTGCAATATGGTGCAACATCGATGTACCCACCAAGTTTTTCAGCATGAGCTTTGTTGTGCGGATTCCAAATTTTTGACGCTTCAGTATTTGTAGATTGAGCTTGAGCAACCACATATTGCAAATCATTCCAACTTAAACGAGCAACTTTTTTACCTAGTTTCAAAGCAGTAAGTGCATCACCAAAATTTAAACTTCCGTTTGGTCGATAAGCATCTTTGAATACACATGCTGGCGACCAAGAGATATAGCCTTTATGTCGTTCATCATTTGGTTTTCCACCATCAACATATTCAACTAAGTAGCCTTGTTCGGAAGGGTCTTCGTTTTCAGGTATATCCCAATTGCGATAATGGTTATATTCACCACGTGTCATAGTTGTTGCTAATACGGATTTAGTGCCGATGTATGCACACATAGCGAAAGGTAATAATTTCTTTAACATTTTATGCCCACAATAAAAAAGACAGTCGATTGACTGCCTTAGTATCTGCGAACAATTAAAATTACTCTTGCCTTACAGGGGGCATGTTGTCACTGGTTCGTTGAGTTTCAATCCCTTGCATACCTGTAGAGCCTTGCTGTGGTACTGGTGGGTTCATTGGACTTGTATTCTGCTGAACCTCTGCAAGTCCCTCGCTACCCAACTGCGCTACCTCACCCTCAATATATGGTGAGCGTACATCACGTGCTGCGGTCTGCTCTGCTGTTGGGAAATTAGGGTCATCACCCATAGGATCAGGACGTTGATAACCTGCACCTTTCATCACCTCATCCGCAATTGGTGCAATCATTGGCATTTGTGCAACCTGTGCCCCAGCTTGCATAGCAGAATAAGCTGCTTGTACACCAATCTGTACAGAGCGTGCATCAATCTCTTTAATTTCACTATCTGCCTTACGCTCTTTAAGTTCAAGCTCTCGACGTTTTAGATCAATACCAGCATTGGCAAGTGCTTTATCAACAGCTTCTTTAATTTGTTGTTCCACTTGTTCTGGTGTTGGTGCCTGTGTAGCTTGGCGAATAGATTCAATAATATCTTTCTTGAATGGAATGTCAGTCAAGGCCATCACATAAGGCAATACTGCAACTTGAACCTCTTGAGGTAAGGATTTAACAATCTCAGACAAGGCATTAAGTTGTTGTTCTCGGAAAGTGCTGGTACTTGGAACATCATCAAGTACAACTTTCAAGCGTGTACGTTGAACATCATTACTGACATAAGGATAACCATGTTCATCAACCTCAGGTTTATTGATAACAACTGTACGATCCTCACGTACCGCATCACCCTCAATAATGATAGTCTGTTGCTGAGTGCCCATATCCTCAACGATCATTGATAGTAGCATTTCTCCCATGAGGGTACGTCCCTCACGGAAATTATCCATCATCTTCATTAAGGTCTGGTTTGACTGCTCGATCTGTAACTGTTCTTGTTTTCCAGAAGTAGCATTACCTTTTTTACCTTGGAACCCAGAAGTAATATTACTTACTTGCTCAATGGCAGCACGATTATCACTAATCAGTTGGAAATGTTGCTGTGATAATTCATAGTCACGTTTAATATCGAATCTTGCACCAGGTCTAGCCATGTGTGCTGCATCCAATACAATATCAGCATCAGGACGTGCAACTTGACGACGTAATTGTTCGTCTGTCATAGCCACTGCACCTTTGGTACGTTCAACACGTGTAACACTCATGCCCCAACGCAGTTTAGAAATACCTGAATTGATACTATCCTGACTGTACTTCATGCCACGAACAAAGCCATACGGTATGCCAGTATTATCTTCACGGAACCCAAAAAAAGGTACATAAGGGAAATAATGGTGTGAATATGGCGAAGGACTATCATGTAAAAGGTGTGGTCCAAGCCAATATGAACGACGCAATTTTGATATGGTAGCCTGCTCTACACGTGCAACACCTTGATAAATTGCTAAGTCATGAGCCATATTATTGGCATCATACTCAACGATACGACCATCACTGAACTTTAAAACTGGCACATGCACCCAACGACGGTACCAAACCTCAGTAACGTTTATCTCTTTAGATGTTGGGTTATACCAGTAGTTTTCACTTATCGTCCATGAACGTGCATCAAGCCAAGCATTTTGTAAGCCTGTACTTGCTCCACCATCCAGCACATCAGGTTGCTGCCACCATGAACCACCATAACGACCAACTGTTTGGATGAGCTCCTTGTGTTCTGGGAAAGCACTCATCAATCGTTTAGGATGAACCCAACGAGTACGACGTAACCAACGTGCATCAGATAAGTCGGGTTCCGTAGACTTCATATCCCAATGAATCTCATTACGATGAACCACAACACAACGATAAGGATATTTAAATGGGTCTTGCTCACGCTTTACCTCAACCCATCCTAAACCACATGAAATTTGAGGACGAAAAGCATCACTACACGCTTTATCAGCTTTAGATAAACGTTCAGCTTGATTTAATTTGTAGTTCAAGGCATCGGCAACATCATCACCGCCAGTTTCACCATTGGCTTTTACACGCCAATCAGTACGAGTCTGTAGCTCATAACCCATAATCGACAATAAAGCTGGACTGATTCTGTCCTCTACTGCAGGTGGAATACCGATCTGTTGCATACGGTTAAGCAAATCTGTATCTAATTGATTGCCATCTGCATAATCCATCTCTTTATCTGCGATGTGACGCCAATGAGGTTGTTCCTCAATTTCGTGCATGATCTCCGTTAATTCTTCCAGACTGAGCGTATCATCATCGCTAATCTGCTCACTTGTAGCTGTATCTTCTTGAGTAAACATAGCTTTTCCTTATAAACGCCAATCTGTCGGAGGTGCTTCGACATAACCATGTTGATTTTGATGTGTTGTACCTTGATTCATACCAGTAAGACTAGCCGTATAGACGTAATCACCAAGCAAACCTGCATCTTTAGCCTGTGCCCACTGTCTAAGTGCATCTGCACCTTCTGAGCAACCATTGGATTTATCAGGCTGATCAATAAACATATTGGCTTGTTGGTTAAACTTTTTCTTATAGCCTTCAATACGTTCGATACCCAATTTGCATCGACCTTCATCAAACCAAGCATTTTTTAAATATCGCCTAGTCATACGAATACCATCCATCAACACAGTAATTCGAGGTATGACAATAAACTTATGTCCAGGTAATAATTCTTCTAATGACTCTAAATTTGATTTGTTATAGTCGCCAAGCCGTTGGTGTGCTGCGTCATGTGGTAAATAATGAATATGATAAAGGTAAGGCTTATCTTTGATGAGTTTTGCGTAATATCTTAAATCTTGGCCATGTGCTTCTTCATAATCAATGAAACGGTCTTGTTGATTCATCATTTGATGGAACCAAATTGCACATCCATCACTATTACCTAAATCCCAATAAGTGCATGTCGGCACATCCAAAGGCTCTATATCAGCAATACCGCCACGTTTACGCAATTCAAGCATGTCATCAGCATAGTAATTGCCTTCTGTTGATACCTGAAATGCTTCATCTGGGAATGATGGGAACTCTTGCCACATCAAAGCCTGATCACCAGATAGGTCATTGTCACGCTGGGATACATACCAAGCACGTTGATCAGGATCAATGCGCATCTTGATACCCATTTTTTCACTGACAATTATCTCTGTCCGATCAAAAATATTGTGATCTTTCTTAGAAATAACCACGTTAGATGAATCAATACGATACTTAGGTTCTTGCCACCAAGCATAAAAATGGAAGCGATAGTCTTTAGGTGTAAGCTTTTTACGTGATGCAAAGTTCTTTTGAGCAATCTGAACCTTATCAAAGAAGTCACCACCACGACCTTCAGCTGTGGATTCAATGACCAATACACCATTTGTTGGTACTGCTGGTAATGAACCTGTACGAACCTCTTTCGCTTTACCAGGTGATTGAGCACAAATCTTGCCATATTCAGAAATATGCAAGCGGTGCAACGTACCACCACGGAATGATGTAGCAACAGAAATTTTAGAACCATTATGTGCAAACTCCATCTCGGTACCGTTATTAGTTTTGAGAGGAAAACGCTCCATAATTTCTGGTGGTAGGTTATCGTACGCAAACTTAACCTTATCGCTGAATATATCGCCAACGGTTTCTAAGTTCTGCGCAATAATCCCACAGTGTTGATTGGCATTAAATAAAGCATGATCAAGCCACAATATACAAATCAGCGTAGTAAAACCTAACTGACGTGCCTTTAAGATAATATTGCGGTACCAAAGGCGATCTAAAAATTTAACCTGTGCATCATTCGGTTTAAAAGGTAATTCAAAAGTTGGAGCTTCTTCCATCTGTCCCAATTCATTTACAAAGTCATCACCTTTAATTTTGATCTTATATAAACAGCCACTAAAAATACGCCAAACAGGGTCTGCCAAGCAGCGTTCAAGCTCCTCGGCATTTGTCGGTAGTGGCTGTAAGTTAGTGTTATAAATCAATTTTTACTCCATTTTGCACAATATTGGTGCATTTTTGAAGCGTGTACGTGAATGAAATTGTTTTGGTGTGGGTGATTAGTCGTTCCATTCACGTACATGCACTAATATTCAGGATCATCGGCAATTGGTTTAAATGCAGAACTATTTCCAGTGCTCACTCGTTCAAGTAATGCAGTCAGTGCATCGACAGGTTTATTGTTCTCATCATCAAGTCCAAACGCTTGACGTTCTAAAGCAATCAATGTTTTGAGTGTGTCGCTTAAATCTTTCATAGACTTCACACGACCAGGCATTGAGATGATCTTCATATAAAGGTCATTTACTTTGTCATTGCCTTTATCATCAGGCGACCACATAAGCTCACCCAGCATTTCCAGCAATTTGACATTCTCTTGACCAACCATCATTTCAAGCTCATCAAAAAGACTCATGGCAATCTTGCGTGAACGTTGAATATCCTTACGATGTGCTAATCGAACTGACGCTACTTCATTGGCATTTGCATCAATAGTGTCTTTTTCTGAAATAGTCGTTTTCGTGCGCACACTGCTGCGCACACTCTCCTTGCGCACAATGTCATCTGCTTTAGCTTTAATTTTTTCAGATAGATCACGAACCCATTCATATTGCTTTGCTCTACGTCTAATGCCTGATTCTGCAATATCATGCTCACCTGCAATTTGACGTAGAGACTTAATACCTGCTCGATAATCGAGTTCGATCTTTTCCCAATCAATTACTTTTTTTTCAGCCATGATCACCAAACCTCATATTGGTTTAATGATCATGTATATATGTGGGGGAGGTCTAACCTTAGAGGGGGGTGAAGCCGTTTTGATAAATTACAACAGCTCTCCTTGCTTGCCTATATCCAATAAATCCCCTACTTGCTTCGATAATTTACGTACTTGACCTGAAACTTCACTCTGAAGTATTGCCATATGATGACCCATTTCAATATTTGCATATTGCATCGCTTCAGCAACCATAAGATTGCCAAGGTTACGAGCTTCACGTGGTGTTAATGTCAAAATCTGGTCATCACCAATTTCAATTTTAACGGTACCATCAGGTAAAACCATCTTGGACATAATACGAGATGGACGATGTTTAGGGGCTGGAATGAATACACCACGCTGCACACGGATAATCTGGCCACTATCGACAAGATGACTTAAACGATCATCAACGATAGATAATTTGAAGCCTGTCAATTGTGACAAAGTTTCTCTAGTAACGATTTGCTCTTGATTATGTAAATCCTCAATGGCTTCAAGGATTGTTTCAGCGTTAGACTTCATTGTCACACTCCCCTAAATCGTTCTTAAACTTCAACTACGTCAATATTGTGAATTAACTTCATCAATTTACGTTTGATGATGTAATCCGCAGTTTTATGACCTTTGGCATCTTCACAGATGAACTGATCATCTTTGGTCCAATAAACAAAGTCTGCTATGTAATCTGTGCCACGTACTTTCTCACCACAAATTTTCTGTGCCGGTATCAGGTTGTATCGAACCTGGGTCTGTAAATCCTTGATCTCACCTGCACGTTGTAAGACCTTTAAATCATTTAAACGACGATATTCATGCTGTGAATCAGCAACTTTTTCACCATCAACGACAACTTTATGATTCCCATACTTTGGCTGTTTAGGCTTGTTGTCACGTTGATGTACAAGTCTTTTAATTTGAGATTGTGATAAATAATTTGTCATGCCACATCCTTAATATTTTTATTGATTCTGCGTTTCCGCATTTGAGAAGCTAGTTCGGGTGGACAAGGAACAGCTCGATGATTTGATTCTGCTGGTGCTTCAATCATCTTCACTGGATCAGTAAAGCTTTGGACATCCCCAATTAACTTTGCATTTGAAATAATACGGATATACATATCTTTAAAAGATTTAGCTTGAGATTCAGCTTTAGGATTTATTTCATCAAAACCTTTCTTAAATTCTTTAAGAGTTTTGAGTACATGCACACTGATTGAGATTGTTTGATTCGACTTCTCGTATGCCAATGCTTGTTGCCATGCTTCATTTTCAGTGAGCCAATGTGAACCTTGTAAACACCAAATCTTAAAATCTTGAATACATGGTGGCCATGGTTCATGGAGCATACGGTTATACCCATTTTCCAGCTGCTGAACTGTCAATCCTGAAAAGTCCTCGATCATGGCCTGTTCAAGATCAGCTTCATCAACTGCTGCCCAAAAATCTGTAAATTTCTTACCGTAACGAATACGCATTTTGTCAATTAAACGACGTGCTTCAGTAATGGTGAACTCACGCATGACCCACCTCCTCAATCAGAAAGTTCTTTGGGGGTTCAGGTACTACATCAATTATTGATGATTCCTGATGTTGTTCTTCACGGACTTTTTGACCATAACGCAACCAGCGATTTACATTTTCCTGTTTAGCTTGGTATGCAGATGGTGTTTGGATAGGTTTATTTCGTCCTGATTGCTCAGTGACGCTATTTTTTGCCTTTCGGTTGATAAGTTTATGCTTGTTGTTGTTTACCCATGTCAGAAACGCTACAGCCCACTTCTGTGCTGTCTTGAAAGATTGCTTACCGTAATCATTCGGTGATGCAAACCAATCTCCAAATTCATCAAACAGATTTTCAAGATCGTGTTGATCAAGATCAGGGTGTCTAGGTTTAGATAATTCGATGAAATCAGATTTCAATGTTGAATATTTCTGACCAAGTTCGATCACTGATATTTTTGCAAGATCAAAATTGTGGTACTGAACAAATTGAACTGGCGGTTGTGAAATTTTTTCTTCGTGCGTATTACTACTACGTTCTATTGGTTGTTCTATTGGTTGTTCTTGGTAGTTAGTATGACCCTGCGTCACTGCTTTTTGCACCAGAGTCACTGGTTGTTGCGTGAGAGTCACTGGTTCACTGTCGTCAGAGTCACTGGTATTGTTATCAGAGTCACTGCTTTCATTATCCGAGCTGTGA